CATAAACGGCAAGCTCGCGAAAAGATACACTACATAGGTAACGCATTTCCACACAATTTTGCAGATACATGGGATGATGCAAGGGGCATGATGGTAATGGAATGGGGTTCTGTTCCACAATACATCGATTGGCCCAACTGTCCTAAGTACAGACATGTTAAATTATCCGACTTAATTGACAAAAAAGACGAGATAATAAAGTCAAAAATGCATCTTAAGGTAAATTTAGACATTGATATTAGCTTTGAAGAAGCTAATTTTATCAAGGAGACATTTACCAATGAATACGACATTAGAGAAATTAGCCTTATTCAAGATAAAATTAATCTTGAAGGAACCACTGATGACAACCCTGACGCAAAGTTTGAAAGCGTCGATCAAATTGTTTCGGAACAGTTGATTAACATCGAATCTGATTCTTTTGATAAAAAAATATTGTTAGACATTTATAATAATCTGTAATGTTCAAATTAAAAAATATAACCGTTAAAAATTTCATGAGTGTGGGCAACCAAACTCAAGCAGTCGACTTTGACAAAGAGCATTTAACTCTTGTATTAGGTTCTAATCATGATTTAGGTGGTGACGATACTGGCAGCAGAAACGGAACAGGTAAAACTACCATTGTTAATGCCCTAAGCTACGCAATGTATGGACAAGCACTGACCAACATTAAAAAAGAAAACTTAATCAATAAGACTAACGGCAAAGCTATGCTAGTCACTGTAGAGTTTGAAAAGAACAATATTAAGTATCGCATCGAGCGAGGCCGAAAGCCTAATGTTTTAAAATTATTTGTTAATGATCAAGAATTAAAAAGCGCAGACAAAGAAGAGGACGACAGTCAGGGAGATAGTCGCGAAACACAGCGATCTATCGAACAGATGTTAGAAATGTCGCATACTATGTTCAAGCATCTTGTTGCATTAAACACGTATACTGAACCATTCTTGTCAATGAAGGCAGCAGAACAGCGCGAAGTCATTGAACAATTGCTTGGAATAACGCAACTATCTGAAAAGGCAGAAGTGTTAAAGGATTTAATTAAGTCCATTAAAGAACAAATTACTCAAGAAACTTTTAAAATTGAAAGTATCAAGACCGCTAACGAGAACGTGCAAAAAAGTATTGACAGCCTGCATCTTAAAAGCAATGCCTGGGATTCAAAGCACGAGTTAGAACTAGAAAGTCTTGGAAGAGCAATTGTTAATTTAGAAAGTGTCGATATCGAAGCAGAGTTATCTGCACATGCGGCATTAAAAGTGTGGGACGAAGAAAATATTCGTATACGTAATCTTAATAAACAAAGAGCCACGTTAGAATCTGCTATTGCCCAAGCACAGAAAACTAGAGACAAATATGTTCGAGAAGTAGATTCGTTAGGAAATAAAACGTGCCCGGCATGTGATCAAGAGCTACACGATCATAAGCACGAAGAAATGACTGCAACCGCAGTGCAACATCTTACAGAATCACAGATTTATTTCGACAAGGTAGCAAGCGACTTAAAAAAAGTGTTAGAAGATATAGGAACAGGCGAATTACCGCATCGTCCCACAACATTCTACGACACTGAAGCAGAAGCATTGGGTCACAAAAACAATCTTGCCAGTCTTGAACGAAGCCTAGACAGCAAGGTAGTAGAATCTAATCCTTATAGAGAACAAATTGAAGAGTTAAAAAATACTGCAATTCAAGAAATTAGCTGGGACAACGTTAACTCATTAACCAAATTAAAAGATCATCAAGAATTCTTGCATAAGTTGTTAACCAATAAAGATAGTTTTATTCGTAAGAAGATTATTGATCAAAACTTAACATACCTGAATAAGCGATTAACATATTATATTGATAAACTAGGATTGCCTCATAAGGTTATATTCCAAAACGATCTATCAGTTGAAATTACTCAACTAGGACAAGACTTAGATTTTGACAATTTAAGTCGAGGTGAACGCAATAGACTTATTTTATCTATGAGTTTTGCGTTCCGTGACGTTTGGGAAGGATTATATCAAAGTATCAATTTACTGTTTATTGACGAACTAGTAGATGCTGGCATGGATGCAGCCGGCGTAGAAAGTGCGTTGGCGGTCTTGAAAAAAATGGCCAGGGAGAGAAATAAGAATATATACTTGATTAGCCACAAGGATGAATTAGTGGGTCGTGTAAACAACGTGCTCCGAGTTATTAAAGAAAACGGTTTTACCAGTTACTCAAACGATATTGACTATGTCGAATGAAGAGATAAACAAGTATAAAGATCTATACTCACAATTAGTTAGTGAACTTGCAGGACTGCATAATGCACATCTAACTTTTTTAAAGTATATAGGTAGGGATACAGGATTTGCAACAAGGAAACATCTACGTGCCATTGCTGATATTGCAGATGAAATGAAACGGCAGGGACAGAAAGTTTGCAAAGAGAGTATAGAAAACAAACGCTTAGAAATAAAGCGATTAAAAGAAGAAAAAAGGAATAAAAAAAATGTCAGAAACAAATAGCCAAATTACAGATGCAGTAACACAATACATGGCAGAAGATGCTAAATTTGTAGCAGGCAATAGTGCCGCCGGAACTCGGGCCCGTAAAGCGTTAGCAGACTTATCCAAAGCTGTAAAAGCTAGACGCAACGAAATTACTGCCGAGAAAAATGCTCGCAAGGAAGCTAAGGCAGCAAAATAATCAATGACTTGGTCTTATCAAGGACAAGTTGTAAATGAATTACCTGAGGACTGTGTTGGTTTTGTGTATTGCATTACCAACATAGTTTCGGGACGCCAATACATTGGCAAAAAATTAGCAAAATTTAGTAAAACGACCTACAAGACTATAAAGTTAAAGAACGGCACAAAGAAGAAAAAGAAGATCAGAGGAAAGATTGACTCTGATTGGCAAACATATTACGGCTCCAGTGTTGAGCTGACAAAAGACATAGAACAAATAGGGGTAGACAAGTTTACCCGCGAGATACTATACTACTGTAAAAGCAAATCTGAAACATCTTACGTTGAGGCCCGCGAACAATTCGACCGCAAAGTATTAGAATCCGACAAATACTATAACGGACACATTCAAGTCCGTGTCCATGGCTCTCATATTAAATCCAAACTTTAAGGCAACTTAATTCAGTTAAAGCTCGCACAGGCTAATATCGTGTGCCGAACAGAAGAAACCTGGTTTCATTACGCAGGGATCCGCAGTCTTGCCGCTGAAAGCAAGCACTCAATCAGTATCCTAACCGGACCACGATCGCAAAATGCCTGCGGTTTGATTGTTTGAATAGAGTTAAAATAAGGCCCAAGGATGGAGTAATAACAGAAACTCCACGCTTTACAAATATGATAGTGTATATTTGTAAGCCGCCGTTGAAATAAGACAGAGCGAGTAGGTATCGGTCAACCGCCTACGCTAGCAGAAATGCTTGTAGTTCTAACACTATGTGACTGTGCTACTCAGATAATGCAGTTTTTTCTTAGCCCTTGCCTGGGCTAAGTGTGACCGATTAATCTAGATAATATTATTTCGTCTTCGACGATATATTGCTTCAAGTAAGAGCGTAAGCGATTACGAAGAAGCAAACGAACGCAGTTCGTTTATAAATAAACACAAACATTCTTGGAACATAAATGCAACTTTCTGCACTACTTAATAAACTCGATAGTATTGAAAAACTACCTAAACAATCTGTGTTTGAAAGCATTGGTCGTGGAGATAGTTACTTTCTTACCTGGCAAAGAGAAATACACCCTACACTATGTGAAGTTGCGTTAGCACCTGATCAAATACAACAACTATTTAAAAGTATTGAAACAGGTGCTGGTCGTAGCACATTAGGTAAAGGGATGGATGCTGTAGGTGCAGCCAAAGATAAAATTAGTGACGTCTGGTTTAATAAGTTTGGGGGCATGTTACAAAGTAGTGGTCCGGTTCAAGCATTTGATCAAAAGTTTGAAGAAATTAAATCAAGTATTGCTAAAAAGAATCCTGAATTAGCAGCCAAGCTAGCCAAATACGGAGAGTTTGCTAAGGCTAATCCTAATCTACATAAGTTCTTACTAGCCATTGCAGGTTCAGCCGCTGCCGCATTGGGTGTAGCAGTAGCGGGTGGTATTGGGGCAGGAGCACTGGCAGTTGGAACCGGAACAGGTATTGCCGTGGGTATTGTCAACATTGCTGACCGTTTACTACAAGGTCAAAAGGCATCAACTGCTATTGGACGAGGTGCAACTGCAGGAGCAGTTGCTGGTATTACAGCAGGTGCTATGGCAAAACTTGGCGGTTGGTTAGCAGGTCTGCGTGAAAAATCAATACCAATTGGAGACACAGGTATTGAAAAGGTCACTTACCAAGCTACAAAGACTACTAAGAGTTTTGGTATGGAAATGAGCGAGATGACACAAGGATTTAATATTGCTGCTAATCCTGCAGAAGCAAGTGCAGTGCGAACTGCAATGAATGCAATTAAAAATGGTGACGTTTCAGCATTTAGGGATCTACAAGATGTTGCTCGTATAATAAACAGTAAAGAATATAAAGCAGGTATAGAAGCTACTTTAGGCGCTGCTAAACAAGTTGCGTTTAATAATGATAGTTTATTGCAATGGATCAAAGGGTTAACACAGGTAGCAACAACAGCAGGCGGGGCAGTAGCTGGGCAAGCAGCTGGTGCTACTGGTGAAAAGCCAGTAGCAGAGTCGCTAAACGGTGCTCAGTTAAATGAATTGTTTGGCATCACTGGTAATAAAGTAGATGCTAGTAAATTAGAAAAAGCCTGGAAGAAAGCAGGAAGTCCAACTGATAGTGAAGAAGTTGCTAAGATATTACAAAGTGCAGGAGTTGATCCGGCAGTAATTGCCAAAGCATATACTGATATGTCATTACCAGCACCTGCAGGACAAGTTGAACCTACATTAAATGAACCTACCGCTAGTCCGGTAAATACCAAAGACTTATTGGCACAGATTTTAAAACTTGATCCAGCCGGCCAACAGCAAGTGCTTGCACATTTGAAAAAATAATAGGAACCACCTAAAATGAAAATTAACGAACTTATAGTAGAATCTCAAACTGATGAAGGTCTTGGCTCAATGATCGGAAAGGGTGTCGGCGCACTTGCAAAAGGCGTCGGCGCTACAGTAGGTGGTGCAGTTGGAGCATGGGATGCAGCTAAGAAAGGATATGCATCTGGCAAAGCAACAGTAGCCGGTGATCCCGATCCAACAGCACCGGCAACTCCTCCAGCTCAAGGTGGCTCAGCACCATCAGGTGGAACTCCTCCAGCTCAAGGTGGCTCAGCACCATCAGGTGGAACTCCTCCAGCTCAAGGCACCGCACCAAATGCAACTGCTCCAGCAGCAGGTGGTGGAACAGCGCCTGCTCCAGCAGCAGGTGGAACTGCTGGAGCCATTGGCAGTATTATGCAAACTATTGATAAGTTAGATCGACCATCTAAACAGCAACTCGCTGGAGAATTAGAAAAGAGTATTGCTGGAGGCGGAAAAGAAGCACCTCCAGGAATGCCACCAACGGGGTCACCTGTTGGAACTCCACCAGCAGCGCCAGGAACTCCTCCTGCACCTGGTACGCCACCGCCAGCTGCTCCTGGAAGCACTCCTGCACCGGCTCCAACAGGCCAAGGAGTAGAAATTGATCCTGCAAAAGCCGCAGCTGATAAGGCAGCAAAGAATCAAGCAGATGCTGACCAACGTAATGCTGACATAGAAAAAACAAAACAGGCTAATGCCGCAAAGAATCAGCAAGACGCTGCTATTAAAGCAGCCGCAGATGCCGCAAGAGCTAAATCAGGATTTCAACAAACTGCCGCAGACAAGCTAGCAATACAAGCCGCTGACAAAGCAGGCATTAGAGAAGCTGAAGAAAAGAAAAAGAAACTTAAGAAGAAGAAACTAGTTGCAGAATTTAAGAGCAACTTTTTAGGAATGATGATTTAAAAGAAGGGTAGTCCGGAGTTTTTAGTTGTTTCTAAATTCTCTTCAATTATTTTTCCAATAATTGTTCTTTCTTCAATGGTCAGCATCAATGCCTGTGCATAGCTAATACTGCCCCGCATATACCAACATACTTTTAACAACTCTTCTCTCATGGCTTTTGCATCTTTGTCGTGTTGTTCAACAAGCTTCTCGATACCAGGCATATCGAGCCGCAAAAGCCTTATCCGAAAAAAGCTGAAGCGTCAAACGTTAATGGGATTTCAACCGACTCACCGACAAATCCTTGTTCTCTCAATTCGTCGGTAACCGGAATAATAATTGGCTTGATAGCATTATTTTCTTTTAGTGATTCAATATGTTGTTGAATTTTGTTGAAAATTTCTTTATCTGAATTATCAATAAATTCTTTAATAAATTGAGGATTTTCTGTAGAACCATTACTTGAATCTATTTTGTAAATGCTAGCGGCTATTAGTCCAACAGTTACTTTTGACAATTTTGAAAAACTTTCTTTAAAGAGTGCAATTTTTTCTTCTTCAGGCATCTTATCATCGTTGGCAATTTGCATAATCTTTTGAGTTTCAAAACTTTGATTTGCTAATTCTGTAACCTGTTTATAATTAATAGGTCTTACAAATACTGTAAGATCATCGTTTACTGGTATATGGGACACCCAAGTGATTTGAGAATTTAAAGAATCTAATACTGATCGCAGGTCAACAGTGTATTCCATTTCTGTTTCACCTACTGTGATTGGAGTTATTAATTTTTCTCCATAAGTGGCAATTCGAATAGCTATCAAAATTACATCCATGTCGATATTTGGAACAGACCAAGCATTTTTAACATTTGGCATACAATGTTGTATTACATCCACAACTGCTTGTCCGTTCATTAGCGCATCGGGAATTTTTAACATTAACTCGTCCTGTGCAGTCATGGAATAAACGGGATATTCACCGTTTTCTGAAACCTGCAAACTATCCTGAGACCAAAATTCACCGTTACTGGGCAACCTAATAAAGATCTTTGGTTGTCGCATAAATGCGGTTAATGGATTTTGTTGAATGGTCTGGGCAGTGGTATTCATGTATTTTGTCTCCGATAAATAAACAATGTGAAATAGATATACTATTTATATACGCAGATAACCAATAAAAAATACAATGGCAGACGTCACCGGAAGATTAGGCAACGAAGATATTGAGCTAAACAATGCGGCAACAGAAGCAACTCTTAAGATGTTGTTGCAAGCCACCTTGGCTGCGGCAAAAGGATCAAAAGACGAACTCAATAAAATTGCAGCAATGGCTGCAAAAGCCGGCCTAGACGGCGATTCTATTATCCAAGCAAATCAAGCAGTTCAAGCAACTACTCCGCAAATGAATGCGCTGGGAAAAACAGCATTCGTATTAAGTGCAGCATTTGGAGCAGCCGAACAAGACTTTAAAACTCTAGTCAAAACTGGACAAGATTTGGCAGCAGGAACTGCACAAGCCAGCGGTGTATTGTCAAACATGGCAACAATGTTGCCTGGCCCGTTAGGCAAAGTTATTCAAGGGTTTTCTGCGTTGGCGGCATTTCAAGAAGCCCAATTAATACAGTATCAAACATTGACTAAATCCGGTATTAACTTTGGCGGTAGTTTAACTGACATGAGATTAGCTGCATCTGGTGCCCGTCTGACCATGCAGGAATATACTCAATTAATGTCTTCTAATGCAAACACTCTTGCTATGATGGGCGGCACAGTTGACCAAGGTCGTAAATCATTTGATAATTTATCTAAAGAATTACAAGACAGTAAAATGGGAACTGAGCTTCGTAGTTTAGGATTTACTACGTTGGAAGCTAATCAAGGAATGTTGGATTATATTGCAATTTCAGGCGGCAGAACTAAGAAAGAATTACAAAACTCTGGTGCTATTTTGCAAAGTTCCAGTGCGTATCTAGAAAACTTAGATGGGTTGTCTAAGTTAACAGGCGAAAGCAGAGACGAACTTCTC